TGAAAATAGTATGGATTGACGCACATCCAGATATTAATACTGAAAAAAGTTCTATGAGTAATAATTATCATGGTATGCCTCTTGGATTTTTAACTGGATTAGAAAAAAGTAAATATAATATTAATTTACCTTTTGAAGATATTTTGTATATTGGAATTAGAGACATTGATCCATATGAAAAGCAAATTATTGAAACGAAAAAAATAAAATATATTGATTCTAAAGCATCCCCCGAAATTATAGAAAAAACATTAAAAGAATTTATAGGAAATAATAAAGTTCATATTTCTTTTGATGTGGATGCTTTAGATTATCATAGTTTCAATTCTTGTAATACAAAAGTTCATAATGGTTTAAATATTTTAAAAGCAAAATTCATATTTGATACTTTATTAAAATATGATATAAATAGTATGGATATTGTAGAAATTAATTTTATGAAAAGTCAAACACCAAATATTTTTCAAGATTTTGATACATTAAAATTTATTACTAATAATTATCATATTTTTCGTTAATATAAATATTTAATAATTATAAAATTAAATATTTAATAAAATTCATCACCATCTAAATCTCCTTCATAATTCTCTCCAAGATATTCATTTAAATTGTTAACTTCATTATCTATTTCTTCAACTAATTGAGCATGATCATCTATATCTAAAGCATAAATATCTTTATTCATATCAGTAACATCACTTCTTCTACCAAGTTGTCTTTCTTTTAATGCTTGTTTTTCAAGAGCATCACGCTCTTCATCATAAGTTTCTTTAACATATTGTGTCAAACCTTTTTGTAAACCTTTGCTCCATTTTTCTAATTTATTATTTTTGAAAAGATTTTGTATTTCTCTCTCTTCATCAGTTAAATTTTTCAAATCTTCAGTAATATCATTCTTTTCTTTTTCTTTTGAACGTAATATTTTATCTTTAATTGATTGATAATTTAAATCTAATTTTGATTTAGAATTACATATTATTTTCATATATTCAACTAGTAAATTACTTATTTTTACTTCTAATTGTTTTTTCTCTCCTCTTACTATTTCAAATTCATCAACAACACCTTGAGCTTCTTCTTCTATTTCTACTTCTGTTTTTAAACCATCTTCCTCTTCTCCATCTTCTAAATCTTCAATTAATAATGACTGGTCATTTATTAACTCAATGTAATTATTTATAATATTTAAAAAGTAATATTTGAAAAGAAGATTAGTTACACGAGAATCAAAAATACTAGATATTTCTTCATCATTATTGTATATCGAAGCAATATAGTTAGTATATTCTCCTAATAGATAGAAACTATTAGAAACATTTTGTATTTTTTCTAATATTTCATTATATTCATCGTCCCCATAAAATTGATATAATGGCTTATAATATTTATCAATAATATCTCTAACATCCGCTTTATGTCTATCAGACAATTGCCAATGTTTTGGAATACTTACACTTTTATAATCTACTTTATTCAAAATAATATTTGGAAACACAGCAATCAAATTACGAATAGCATCTCTTATAAATAAAATCATTTTATAAACCGAATTATCTATTCTCTCATCGCCATTTTGAAATATTTGTTGAAATTTTGTTATATTAAGCAAACAATCTTCAAAATTTTTCTGCTTTTGTTTTGGTAATTTGGAATTTTGTTTTACAAAATCAATAATTTTTAATGATAATTCATCACATTTTACAGCTAAATAATTTTTCATTTCTCTCAATGTTTCATTATTTTCATTGTCTTGTTTAATATCAAATGTATCTAACATATCTTTAAATTTTTCAATAAATTCCACATCTATAAATCGGTTATCGATAGAATCACTAGACATATAATCAAGAATCTCTCTTAATTTTTCAATATTATTAACAACTGGTGGATTTAAATATAATGTAACTCTATTATTATAGTTAACAATATTTAATAAATCATTTAATTGTTCTTGGTCATAATTTAAACCATGTTCTTTTAATTGTTCTATTTTTTCTTCAATTGAAGCATTTATATTAAAATCATCAGGACTTTGCATACATATTTCTCTCAATTCATCACTAATAACAAGATTAGTATTATATTTACAATATACAATAAAAGCACGATAAATAGTTTCCTCACTAAAACCACTTTTAAAAACGGGATATTTTAATTTTGTATCCCGTAAATCTAAAAATGTTGGTGCTCTTGCGAGAGAATTTAAATCGTAAATTATATTATTTAGATCAATTACAATAGTATTATCACTCAAAATAGAATCATTAATATCTGTAAAATATTTTAAAGTATCAATATAATCAGTATCACAACACGCATTTTCTAAGAATGGCTCATTAGCCATATTTGTAATCAATGCAGTTTTCTTATCAACAATTTTTTGAATTTTTTCTTGTATTGAGAGAGAAAACAGAATACTTTTAGTTTTTAAAACTAAATATTGATTGTATTGTAAGTTAGAACCAGCATAAATATTTTCAACTAATTGTTTTTTAAATATATCACTAACATTAGAAAATTTTGGTAAACTTAATTCTTGTAAAGGAGGATAAAAATTAATCCAAACATTTTCAATATCTTTTTCAAGCAATATAGATTCTTTATTTTGTTGATTCAAATATACTAATTTTTCATTAAATAATTCTTTCATCGGAACATCATCAATAACAAATTTTTCTATAATAGCTTCTATTCTTTTTGCTATACCAGCTTCATTTATTTTTTTAATAGAATCCCATGGTTCTGTAGAACTTTTAATTTTGTTTGCTATACACGATATATATATTAATCCTGATTTATCATTATTTTTCATTAAAGGATATCCATCAAAAGATTTGATACATCCTGGAAATGTTTTACGTGATTTTATAGATGGAATACTTATTTGAATAGCAATTAACATATAAGTTAAGGTTAAAATTAGATAAGATGAATTAACAGTATCTTTATAAGTTGGTAAATTTTTCTTGCCTTTTTGCGCGGCTTTTTCAATCATTTTATTGTAGTCACTTTCTTTTGGAATACTAGAATCATGTATAATCATGACATTTTTAACAATGAAATCATACTGTGTTTCTAAGTTAATTCCCATAAATTGTGCCATTGATTTAACAATATTTATAATTAATGTTCTCTCAGGTGAGCTACTTTTTTCTATTTTTGATTCGCCAACTAATACAGCATCAGCCAAATCTTTTTCCATAATTTCTCTTGATTTTAATTTAAATCCTTCTTCAGTAAAACCTTCTTCAGTATCAAGATCAATATTTTTAATTATATAACCACTATATTTATCAACCCAATGATCACCATCTTCACTAATTGTTCCTTGTTCAGCACATACTTTATCTATTTCTAATAAATAATCACCATTTGATACAAAAGTATTAGCTAATCTACTAATAAAAGCTGGTAATAATTTTACATTAGTTTTAATACAATAAAGCCAATAAGGATCTTCCTTGTCGAGAGAAACTCTACAAAAATTAACAGCAAATTTTTGAATATCGTATTGTTTTTTAACAAAATCACTTTGTCCCAATATTAAATCGCGTAAATTTTCATAAGGAGATTCTACTATTTCTCTTACTTCTATTCCAGCTGCTATTTTATTGTATATTTTATTATATTTAATGAGCTCTTGATATTTTAATGATTTTAATAATGTTATTTTATTTACATTATATTGAATTTGTTTATCAATAACTTCTATCATTTTATTTTGCTCTATTGAAAAAGTATCTTCAAATTCATTAATTATAGATTCAAGATTTTCTTTATTTAATTCATTTAATTCATTTTTTAATGGAACACAAGTATTATCTTCATCAGAATCAGCAATACATTTATTTTGTAAATTACAAAATAATTTGTTTTCTTGAATAGATACACTTTCATTAACAATTTTACTATCTTTCACCCATTGATTTTTTTTGCGAATATAATATTCAATAGTTCCATCAGGATTATTTAATATAGCATAATTTCCATCTTTTACTAACTTTTTGAAATCACTTTTTCTCTCTTGCTCGCTTAAATAATCTTCATCTGCGTAGATTTCTTTATTATTTGAAGAGAGAAGCATAGTGCGATTATTATATTTATTTGTTAATATATAGCAAACATTTTTTTTATCATTTATTAATTTCTCTCCTTCAGTAGACAATTTTTCATATTCATCAACAAATTTTTCTATAATATTTGCTCCCCTTAAATCAACATCTAATCTTAAAATTACACTATAATATAATTCTCCATAATCTAATTTTGTAATTTTATTTAAAATATCCGAATCACTATATTTTTTCTCTCTTTCAAAACCATAATTTTTGTATATAATTTCCTCCAATTCTTTATTTCCTTGTAAAATACTTAATAAATTATTACTTGGTAAATCACTTTCTTTTTTCATAAATTTTTGTTGAAATGTTTTATAATTAGAAGCATAATCCATTTTATATTCATTAATTTTCTCTTCTACATATTTAGTTATTATATCATATTCGGGTTTTGATAAATCATCAATAAATATCATAAAAGGAGATAAATATTCCATTACATGATGTAAAGTTAATTCACCTGAAATATTATTTTTAATAATATCAAATAAAATACTAGTATTTGGAATAATATTATTAACATATTTTTTCAATGTTTCTTCATCATTATTATTTATAGTTTCATCTAAAATATATTCTTGAACTCCATTTAAAAATTGTCCAGAATAATCAATTGAATTATCAAACTTTTCAACAATATTAGTATTAACAAATGTTTTTTCATTAAGTAATAGCGAATAAGGTATGAAAGTATGATTTAAATTACTTTTTTGCATAATATTTATTACAGGTGAATTAACATAATCATATAATAATACATTTTTAGGTAATAATAAGAAAGAACGCAATGTTAAACTATCATTGTTTGTTAATTTTTTATTACCATATTTGAGTCCTGTATTATATACTTGAAATAAAAATCGTTTTCTCTCTGGGCAACATTCATCTGAACCAGCTGATGAAGAATAATAATCATCTAAATTATTAACAATAGTATTAATATTTTCTTGAACAAATTTAGTTATAATATTATTTTCTTCAAATTCTGGTCCAACAAAAGGTGTGAAGTAAGAATTAAGTGAAGAATATAAGTATTTATATTTATTTTCATCATCTGGAACATCATTTTGCTTGTAAATATTCATAATTTCTTCTTCTTCATCTAAAACATTTTTTAGAGATAAAGGTAATATATCATCACTAATTCCTTCTTCTTCTAAAGATAAATCAATATCGTAAATTTTCTTTTTATTTCTAACAATTGGAATCATCCAATAAAAGTTTTTATCAAAATTAACAAGATTTTGAATAATTGGTTTATAATTTTCACCATGTATTTTAGACTCACTTATATTACCATTTTTATCATATAATGAGTACATATTTCTTAATTGCTTATAACGTTCGATTGATTTATGTATTTCATTCATAACAGGTGGCGTTCTTTGAAGATTAGGAATTTGCGATAATAATTCGTCTAATAAATCATTTGTTTGTTTTTCAATACCATATCTTTGCTCTCCTTCAGCAACATCAACAATTTGAGTTATTTCTTCTAGTTCGGCGCCAATTTGAATTTCATCGGCATCTAAAATTATATCTTTAATTTGGAAATCTTCTTGAAAATCTGGTAAATCTTCTTCTAACTTTTCAGTTTCTTTAGCATCACCAATAAGTGTTTCATCTTCTTGTTCTTCAGAAGCATCAGGTTTTGTTCTAATAACAATTTTTTCAATTGGTAAATCCTCAGGAATACCTTTGTAAGCAAAATCAATGTATATTATTTCATTTTCTGGAAAAGTTTTTACTTCAATCATATCTTCTACTAAATCTGTAATTTTGCCAACAATTATAAATGGAATATCTCCTTTGAAATAAATGTCAATCCAAGTTCCTTTTATTAGATTATTTTGTTTAGCATATTCAGGAAAATCAGCACGACTTAGTAATATAATTTCTTCAATAGATTCATCTAGTTCATTATTTTCATTAATTTTAAGTATTTCTTCTTCATTATTTTCAATATTTATTATAGTAATTTTTTTAGAATCAATATATTTTACAAAAAATTTATTATTATTTAAAGTGGGATTTTCTGATAGTATTTCTATAATATCTCCTAATTGTATATTTATATTAGGTTGGTCAACCATTACCTTATATTTTATATAGAAATTTTTTATCATTTATAAAATGTAATTAAAGATATAATTTTAATTACATTTAATAATGTTTATCGAATGTGATTTATCTAAATATTATGATTTATCATTAGAAGATATTTATAATAATAAAATTAATGATGAAGATTTAAAAAAATATGGATTAGAAAAGAAATTTTGGACAACAAATGATAAACCTTTTGTTTTTATTAAATATAACAAAGAATATTTAAATTTAGAAAATATTAATAGTCTAGGATTATTCAGATCAGTTATTCTTTATAATGGAAAAATTAAAGTTTTTTCTCCACCAAAATCTGTAAATATTAATATTTTTGCTAATACATTCCCAGCAAATGAATGTATTGCGGAAGAGTTTGTAGAAGGAACTATGATTAATTTATTTTTTGATGAAAGTAAAAATGATTGGGAAATTTCTACAAAAAATAGCATTGGTGGCAAAGTAAAATTTTTCCAAGAACAAGAATACTTTAGAACATTATTTGAAGATATTTGTAGAGAAAAACAAGTAAATTTTAATAATTTACCTAAAGAAAATTGTTATAGTTTTGTAATTCAACATCCAAATAATCGCTTTGTAATTCCTGTTACTAATAAAAGATTAACTCTTATTGGTGTATATAATATTAATAATTTTTATATTAAGGAATTAGATAAAAAAGAATTTATTCATTTAATTAATGGAGCTGATATTCCTTATAGTTTAACCTTTGAAAATTATGAGCAACTATTCACTAATTATGGATCAATGGAAACTCACTATACAATTATGGGTATTATTATTAAACATAATAGTGGAATTAGAAGTAAAATGAGAAATCCTAATTATGAAAATCTGAAAATATTAAGAGGAAATACTCCAAAACTGCAATATCAATATTTATCACTGCGTAAAGATCAAAATGTTAAAAATTTTCTAACATATTTTCCAGAAAATAAAAATAAATTTACAAGTTATAGAAATCAAGTTCATAATTTTACAAAAAATCTACATAGTTATTATATTAAGTGTTTTATTAATAAAGAAATTAGTTTAAAAGATTGCCCATTTGAGTTTAGAACACATTTATATACATTACATAAAAAATACATTGATAATAGAGAAAAGAAATTTATTGTAACAAAACCAGTAGTAATTGAATATATTAATACATTACACCCAGCACAATTAATGCATTCACTTAATTATAAGTTATATGGACATGTAAAAGAAAAAATGGAAAAAATGGAACTTAATTAAAATTTAAATTTATTTAATTATATGCGTTTAATATAAAATGCCAAAAACAATTGAATTATTACCAAAAACATACAACTATACAATAGGCATTAATAATATTGAAAAAAATGTTAATAATAATGAAGAAAATGAAATACTTATAGAAAATAAAGAAATAAAAGGAAATGTTTCTAATTAATAATTTATCTTATTCTAAATAATATTTTTTTGTTATATATATATATATATATATATATATATATATATGACAAACAACATTGAGTTACTTTCACAACATGACAACTTTACTATTGGAACCAATCGTAATTTAACTGAAATATTAGCTAATATAGTTAAAGTTGGAACTGATACATCTAATGTTACAATTTCTATTCCACAAGATATTTCTTCATCTTATAATTTAATTTTACCAGTGCGTCAAGGAGCATCAGGCGAATCTTTAGTATATGGCGCAGATGGTCAATTAAAATGGCATGATACTACAGTATTAAAGCAAGTACAGTCTGTATACGGCAGTACATTAACGGGAAATTTAATTAGCACAACAGGAACTCATGATTCGCCAACATATTTAGATGCTTATACAGCAAATATTACTCCTATGGCGGATAATAGTAAAATATTTGTTCAATTTAAAGTTAATTATCATGCCGCATTATCAGCATCAAATCAAATATCTTTTTTTATTAAAAAAACTTATGATGGTAATGAAACAATATTTACTGAATCTTTATTTGGACCATATAATGGTGCTGGTGGTTTTACTGGCCAATATATTAGTAATTTAGTTGATGAAGCTTTAACATCAAACTCAATATCGTATCAATTAGGATATCAAATTAATGGTAATGTTTATGCAACAGATGTTTTAGGTATTTTAGGTTATGATAGTTCACATAATAATACTATTGTATTACAAGAATTTGAAGGTTCTGGTTCAAATGCGACATCTGTTTGGAATAAAGGTGCTGATAGCAATGGATTATATTATAATGATGGCACAGTTCATATTGGTTCAACAAAAGATGCTCTTAGTTCACAAAACACAGCAGGAGTAGCATTAGAATTATCTGGTAATTTAGTTGGAACAAATGCAAACTTTAGTGGAAATATAACAGCATACGCTATTAATGTAGAAGAAGCACACATTGGTCCAAATACATTATATATTAATGGCATACGCGTATTAAACCAAAATGAAGATACCGGCTCTGTTAATGTATACACTGATCAAATTGTATCTGATGCGTCAAATGGTTTAACTATTACAGCTATTGGAGATAATGGAAATATTATTTTAGATCCCAGCGGAACAGGTTCAATACAATTAAATGGGGACGTTCAATTATCAGGAGGAAATATAAATGCGGAAACATTTATTGGAGATTTAAGTGGAAATGTAAATGGTAATCTAGTTGGTGATGTAACAGGTGATGTTACTGGTAATGTTAGTGGAGTATTAACTGGTTCTATGACAATGACTGGACATATTTTACCTGATACAAATGGGGAATATGATATTGGTAGCGCCGAGTATAAAGTT